ACTCCGACATCCTCTGGCTGGGCAGCCTCCGGGACTACGCCGTCAACCGCGCCGGCTCCAACATCGTCATCGTCTCCGGCACCCTCCGGGAAACCCTCATCAACATACTCCGCGACATCATGGCAGAGGAAGCTGCCCTGGGCATCGAGAAGCTCACGAAGCGCATCTACGCCAAGTACCAGGAGCTGGCCAAGTGGCAGGTGCGGCGCATCGCCCAGACGGAGTCCATGGTGGCCATGGCTGACGCGGCCAACGTGGCGGCCGGCACCCTGGACGTCCAGTTCACCAAGCAGTGGTGCATCAGCGGTCTGGGTAACACCCGGGACACTCACGAGCTGATGGATGGCGTGGAGGTGGACCAGTTTGAGCCCTTCATCCTCCCGGGTGGTGAGCTCATGTACCCGCACGACGGAAGCCTGGGCGCAGACGCCTCTGAGATAATCAACTGCGCCTGCTGCTGCATCCGCCGGCCCAAGTGATTGCACCGTGCAACCAAATGCACACCCCGAAAGACATATATCCGCTTGTCTCATTGTATTTTTGCGCAAAAGAACTCGCACATGAAAGAGATCCAATACAAAGTCCATGTCTCCCAGGTGGAGGTCAAGGCAAACAGCGAAGACGGGAAGGTCCTGCACATTAAGGGCTACGCCTGCGCCTTCGGTAACATTGACAGCTGGGGAGACATCATCGAGTCCAGCGCCTGCGACGACTTCCTCAAGAGTGAGGACGCCAAGCGCATGAAGGTCTGCTACCAGCACAACTTCCAGGAGGTCATCGGCGTCATCACCAAGCTGGGCGTGGATGCCATCGGCCTCTGGTTCGAGGCAGACATCATCGACACCACCACCGGCCAGGACGTGCAGAAGCTCATCAAGGCCGGCGCCATCAACGAGCTCTCCATCGGCTACTACGCCGACAGGTACCGCTACGAGAAGCGGGACGGCTACGAGGGAGAGGTCCGTGTGCTGGAGGCCATCACCATCGTGGAGGTCTCTCCGGTCACCCGGGCAGCCAACCCCAAGGCCATCATCCTGGACGCCAAGAGCGCACCCGAGATGGTCAAGAGCATCCAGACCCTCGGCAAGGAGGAGTTCGACGCTCTCTACAAGGCCGTCAAAACTGAATTTGACAGGCGAGTGCTCGCCACCCTTTAGACAATCAACCCAAAACCCAATCCAGCCATGACTGAATTCGAAAAGAAAGCGGACGAAATCCGCCAGAGCGCTGAGCAGGCCAAGGCCGAAGCTCAGGCCGCCAAGGCTGAAGCAGCTGCTGCAAAGGCAGAGGCTGAAGCCGCCAAGAGCGAGCTCGCCAAGCGTGAAACCGAGCTCAAGACTGCCCAGACCAACATCGACAACCTCGATGCCTCGGTCAAGGAGCAGGCCGCATCCATCAAGGAGCTGAAGAAAGCCCTGGAGGCCGCCAAGAGCGTCTCCTTCAAGGCCGCCTTCCGCGCCGCCCTCGAGGAGAAGAAGGCCGACATCGAGAAGGCCCTCAACTCCAAGGCCGAGAAGTTCGAGGCCGTCCTCGAGCTCAAGTCCGCCGCTGCCATCGGCACCGGCAACGTGGACCCCAACAACCGCCTGAGCGTGGCTGCTGACCCCACCGTCTATGCCGCCATCCCTGCTGCCAACGTGTTCATCCTCGCCTTCGGCCTGCGTCCTCGCACTGCCAACAAGCTGGGATGGATCGAATCCACCAACCAGGCCGCCGTTGACTACGTCACCGAGCTGGCCCAGAACACCAACCTGTCCGACGTATCCTTCAGCGAGAAGACCCGCGCCTTCGGCAAACTGGCCCACAAGATGCAGATCTCCACGGAGTTCGAGGACTGGTTCGAGCAGCTCTACAACTGCTGCGGGAACGACGGCGTCCGCATGATCGAGGCCAAGCTCGAGTACGAGATCTACAACGGCGCCGGCGCTGACACCAACGCCACCACCCAGAAGAAGATCTACGGCCTCAAGAGCCAGGCCACGGCCTTCTCCGCCCTCGCCTCCCACGCAGTGTCCGACGCCAACGCCGCCGATGTCATCTTCGACGCCGTGGACCAGATCGCCAAGGAAGGCTTCCACGCCAACGTGGCCTTCGTCACCTGGGCCATCCTGCGTACCATCAAGTCCATCAAGGACGACAATGGCAACTACCTCTACGACAAGATCAGCGGCATGCTGAGCGGCATCCGCATCTTCCCGTCCGCCAACCTCGCCTCCGGTGAGATCCTGGTGGCCGACACCAACGCCGTAGAGATCTACGCCGGCAACAGCTACGAGCTGGAGTTCATCCGCAATGGCGCCTACGACGCCTACGACGTGTACTTCCGCAAGGCCGCGCAGGTGAAGGTCCCCACTCCCAACAAGAAGGGCCTCATCTACGTGGAGAGCGTCGACACCGCCATCACCGCCCTCGCCCCCGAGGAGTAATCCTCGCCCTTTCCCTCCTCCGCCCGGGAGCCGGTTAGCACCCGCCGGCTCCCTTTTTTCCCTTAAACCCCCACACCCATGATCCAGGCCCGAATCATTCAGTGCAACGACCCGCTGGCCGACCACCTCGAGCAGTTCAAGCAGTACGCCTCCATCCCCGACGACAGCAGGGACGGCATCCTGCTGAAGATGCTCAAGCGTGCGATGCTCGCCGTCCAGGAGAGCTCTGACGTGGCCATCCTGCCCTGCACCCTGGAGCTGACCGTCACGGAGGTGAAGGCCGGGGACGTAGTGAGGCTCTACCAGGGCGGCAAGACCGTGGTCTCCTGCAAGGACCAGAACGGCCTCAACGCCGGCTACGTCCAGGAGGGAGACCGCCTGCGGATGCTGGGCTGGTCTGACTCCCTGAAGGTCGTGTACGAAAACGACGTCATCGTCCCGGAGGCCGAGAAGCTCCAGCCGCTCATCTGGCAGCTGGCCACGGCCATCTATGACGGTGAGGACGCCAGCGTCCAGAATGCCATCTTGAGACAAACACACGGAATGCGATGAGACGAGACCCCCAGAACGCCCGCCGGTTCAACGACCGGATAACGCTCACCAGGACCGTGGCCACCGTTGACTCGATGAGCCACGCTTCCATTGGTGAGCCCCAGGCCGTGCTGGAGGTCTACGCTCAGGTCCGTCAGATGTCTGCCACGAAGACCATGCTGACCTTCCAGCAGGCCGACGTCGTGGGCATCGACATCGAAATGCGCAAGCCGGACGTGGAGTTCGACGGCATCACCTGGAGAGGCCACCACATCCACTTTCCCACGCCGGAAGACGTGGACAACCGCGGCAGGTACCTGCGCATCAGCGGCTGGTACCAGAAGGACAACCCCTACCAGGTGGAGCCTGAGCCCGAGCCGTCGGAGGTCATCTGATGGCCGGGCCCATCTCCGTGGAGGGCCTCGACAGGCTCCTCAAGAACTTCGACAAAGCGGAGAAGGAGATCCAACGGGCAGCAGCCATGAAGGGCCTGCAGAAGGCCGGCCTCGAGATCATAGCGGACGCCCAGGACAACCTCCGGACAAACGGCTCTGTGGTGACGGGCCTCCTCCGCCAGAGCGGCAAGGTCCAGAAGGTGGACGACTTCAACCTGGACGTGGGCTTCTTTGACACTGAAAACCGGCAGAGCGGCTATGCTTACTTTGTCGAGTACGGAAGACGGGCAGGCAAGATGCCTCCACCCGATGAGCTGGCCCAGTGGGCCTATAAGAAATTCCAGCTGCATGACCGGAAAGCAGCCCGGCAGGCAGGATGGGCGATGGCAGTCAAGATAGCGGCAGAGGGCACCGAGCCCCACCCCTTCTTTGCACCGGCCATCGAAAAGAACAAGAGCAAGATCATCGACGCCATCCGTGGCGCGATTAACGATGTAACGAGATGAGCATTTTTTCCAAGCTGTTCCAGCGCTATCCCCGCTATGAGGTCAGCGGCTACCGGACGATCTACAACGCCCTGGTGACCCGTCTCTCCCGTAGCGGAGTGACCGTGGGAAAGACGTCCAAGATGCCCAGGGTGGAGATCCACTCCATCCGTGAGGGCGAGCGCCTGGACAAGGAAGGAGCCATCCGCCAGATCACCCTGACCGTGGAGTCCATGAGCAACAAGAGCCTGGGCGACGCAGTCACCATGAACGAGGACAACCTCAAGCTGCTCACCGAATACGAACTGGAGCTGGACGGATGGACCTGCATGGGCATCATTCCGGGCCAGCTGCAGGACCTCGTGGAGAGCAAAGACACCGAAAAGATCGTCTATCGCCTCCTGCAGGAGATGGTCATCTTCCTGGAGAAGGTCAAGACGGACACACCGCCGACTCCCGCAGAGCCGGCCAATGAGCAAGGAAACAACTAAAAACCAGATACAGCAATGGCACAACTTGGAAACACCCGCCGCGTCTATATCGTGACCGGCACCACTCCCTCCTACAACGTGATGGCCGGGGAGCAGACCAACAGCCTCAACCGTACCGCCGAAGCCATCGAGGTCTCCGACAAGACCACCGACTGGGCGCAGTTCATCGCCGGCAAGAAGGGCGCCACCGCAGAGGTGACCGTCTTCCTCAACGACCTGAACACCGACCAGCAGCACGCTGTCCTGCAGGCCCTCACCGCCGGCAGCAAGGTCAAGGTGTTCATCGGCACCCTCAGCAGCAACTCTCCCTCCCAGG